AAGATGCAGTGTCTATCTTCCTTAAATAAGGGTTCAGCATTGAGGCTGTATCCGAGATGTTTACTTTCAAAGCCAGACCAGCAGTCAGGTTATTTTGTACTGAATCGATACCCTTTTGTCTCCAAGCTCTAGTAGAGATAACTACGGTATCTATTGCTAGAGTACCTGCACCAGTAATGGTTCCCCCAGTTATACCAGTACCATTGTTAGTTGCTACTGATGTAACCGTACCACCACTAGAAGGAGAACTATTAGTAATTGTAAAACTAGGATAAGTACCGCCTATTGTTATGCCAGTACCAGCAGTCAAAGCAACGGTTTGATCTGGGGCAGTATTAGTAACCGTAATATTACCCGAACCAGTTACAGGGCTATTAGCGACAGAGATACCAGTTCCAGCGGTGATTCCGACTGAGGTTACTGTACCTACCGAAAATGTCCTATTAGCGGATAGGTCTTGACTTGTACCATTGATAGTAATTGTGCGTGTCTGGGGAACATACGTTGCAGCAGCCACATTTGACCTTAAGTAAGGAGAAAGCATAGAAGCTGTGTCTGAGATATTAACTTTTAAGGCTAGCCCAGATGTCAAATTGCTCTGTACTGAATCAATACCTTTTTGCCTCCACCTTCTAGTAGATATTGTAATTGTATCAATAGCTAAAGTACCAGAGGTTGTAATAGGCCCTCCAGTTAATCCTGTGCCAGTATTTGAACCAACAGAGGTAACTGTGCCAGTACCAGAGGCGGCCCTTACAGCAGCAGTAGAATCAGCCAAAATCTTACGAGTAACATAGCCTAGTAAATTGGTAGAGGTAAGACTGTCCTTCCTCCTTAGAAAATAAGATGCCAAAGTAGCCGAATCTGCACTAACGACCTTGCCAACTTTAGATAACCCATACCCTACATTGTTGACATAATTATTCAACATCGTAGCAGTATCCGAAATGTTAAGTTTTAGGTTGATTCTATTTGATAAGCTAGCAGTATCTACTTTTCGTAAATAAGGACTAAGCATAGATGCAGTATCGGATATATTTAGCTTATTGTTAAACGTAGTCCAATCAGCACTTGATAAAGCACCCCTATTAGTAGCCGAGGCAGTAGGTAAATTAAAAGTATGAGTAGCAGTAACAGAGTTTATGTTAAAGTCGGTACCAGCGGTTCCTGTAACTAAATACTGAGCCGGAGCAGTTAACCCATTTAAGGCTCCAATACCAGTAGTGAAGGTTGTATGAATCTCACCTACATAGCCATTCTGCGTATAAAGGGTTACCGTTTTACCATTCGTATTTGTGATATAAAATTGCACTACAATCCTGTCTGTTACAGCCAAAGGAGTTGTAGGGATACTTACAGACCAAGTATAAAGATTCGGTGTACTACCCTCAGTAATTTCCTCAATAGGGGAAGTAGCAATAGTAGTAATAGTTGAACCATCCCACTTTTCTACCTCAATCCAAATTTGAGCACTATTTGAACCACCACCAGATTCACTTAACCAAGCATCAATAGTCCAAACCCCAGCAGGGATTTGTAATAGCCCAGGCTTACCGGGATCAGTGATAAAGTTAGCCAATCCACCAGTAGTGTTTCTTGTAAAGTTAGCAGCAGCACCAGTATTAGCAGTATCTCCTAATTCATACATCTGTAAGCCGCCAAAAGTTCCCATGTTAACGCCACCATTAAAGTAGTAGATTTTACCACCACCGCCACCTCCGGCATTGCCAGTGCTATCATTGAAAGCCCAAGTATGGATTCCACCTTTAACATAAAACACAGAGTCAGAGCCACTTTTCTTATAGACCTGAGTAATATATTTATTAGTAGTGTCAGATGGGTTAAGTGAACCTCTTAGCTTAATCCACTGCGTACCAGTATAGGTATAAACAGTAGAATCGGTCGTGTTATAAAACAACGCACCAGCATTGGTAGAACCGCCAACCCTAAGACTATTGGTCGTACCTTTAGGAATGTGAAACGTAGAATCAAACATTCCTGCTATCCAACGGTATCTACCATTGATATTAGTATAGTTTGATGGGGCTTGCCCAAAAGCTACCTGACTAACAATTAAGAGTAAAACGAGCTTAAATATTCGTATCATATACTATGTTTATTGATTCTTGTTCTTCAAAAGGTATATTAGCATCAAATTGTAACACACCAGTAGAGGGATTGTAATGGACTTGCCTTGTATTGATTATAATATCATTAGGGCTTGTCAACACATCAAACTCTACACCACTACGAGCTACAAATAGCATTTTGACATAGGCGATAGCCCCATCAAGAATGCTGCTATCTCCCGGTATTGGGTAATATGTTTCTCTTAATGTCATTAGTCTTTCCACATTGCCCAGACAGTCTCGCCGGGGTTAAAAGGTATATTTGAATCAAATGTGATCCTTCCTAATGCACTATTGAATAGCGCAGTCCTATTTGATGGACTTCCCGTAGTGATAGGATCATAGACAGTACCCTCTCTAGCTATGGCTAGAATGGTCTTGCCTTGTAATGACTTGCCATAAAATGACAAGCCTTGTATTGCGTTTTGCCCTGCAACCGTTGACCAGTAGTCCGAATCGACATCCTCATCAAACGATGGGCTAGATGGGCTGACATCCATTAAGAATGCCCCTGTACCGATAATGTTAACCGTACACTGGACAAAGGATTGCACATCCCCAGAGATAGGTAAGTTCTGTATCAAAGCCTCTCCCTCAATCGTTCTGATATCCCCATCTAAGTTAGTAAACTCAAACTGCCACTCTAAGGTTGACCTTCTTACTGATTCTTGCATTAAGTAAAAAGGACTATATCTGTCTCCGTTGTTATCTGTAACCAACACCCCAGAGGCAGAGCCAGACCATTCTGTTCTTCTAATTCTCCTTTTTGTAAAGAGGCCATCGTTAACAGAGGTCCTATTTATAATCTCATTAGTCAGCTCAAAAGAGCATGACTTGGCACAAAATACCGGATAAAAATTGCCATTGACCTTTATAGAGGCAATCATATTGGACCCTCTTACTACTTTACCATCGTTCATTCTTGGATATATTTGAACGAATGACCATTATAAGTCTTGGGTATAGTTGAATCATATACCTCAATCATATAAAGACCCCATTCGCAGTTATCGGTATCTTGTTCGTAGTGCAATAGCTTAAAAACCTTGTTTGTAGTAGCTGGATGTGTATCTTTTTGCCTATATACATGCCATAAATCTGGCAGGTCAGGCATATTGTCGTATGTTTTCTCTGTATCTAAACCATCAACCGTAGCCTCGAAAGCAGTAAATACCCTGTTGTATTGATTCCAGACCGCCTGATTCTGATGTTGACCATAGGGTAATTGGTCCTCTTGGGGAGGGTTACCTTGAAATTCTATTGAGTCGTAGAAGTTGCCAGACAAAGTATAGTCATAGGCTTTTATCTGTGCAGCCCCTACTATTTCGCTTTGTGTAGGCTCGGCAAAGGTTAAGATGGTCTTATTAGGTATCAACGCATACTCTACCGCTACAATTCTGTACTTGCCATTGTTAAGGCTAGTAAAGCTAACATCTACATAGTCGTTGATGTTAAAGTAAGGGGTATAAAAGCCATCTAAATTTACACCATAGCCATCAGCAAAAACCGCATTGCCATTGTATAAAGTATCTCCTAACTCTGTGAGTAGTAATGCCCCTTTCATTTCAATCCTAGGAGCATCTGACATAAAAACAGTTTCTTCTCTGACAGCCATGTTATCAACCTGCTGCTCAGATATATGCTGTTGGCCTTTTAGGACTGCATAAGAACCATTTACTCTTGGAGTTAGATTAATCCTTAAATTATTAAAATAAAAAGGAGCAAAAATATTAAAGTTGACAGCTAACCTAATCCAAATACGACCATCTGCTGGAACCTCTATTGTTGAATTTACCGTTGTATATTTAGGTAGTTCATCAGTAGGATCTAAAGAACTATCTAAAGTAGTACGCCACATTTGCGTAAACGGATTGTCAGCTATTGCAGCAGTTAATGGTTTTGGTTTACTAACCCACTGATTTACTATTGCAGATGGGTTGGTATTATCGTACTGCCAAGTATAATAATTGGTATCAGCCTCTAACCAAACGTGAACTGGGTTTACAATGTTCAAATTAACATCTTGCCCTACATCTACTGAAATCTCTAACCTATCTCCTTTCTGCACATAAAAAGGGCTAGACTTTACATAGTGTATAAAATCAGTTCCAGCCACATCATTATGCTGTACTACTAAATATTTACTAGTCTCAAAGCCATAAGAAAATTGTTTTACAATTTCCCCTTTTGCTCCTGCTTGTTGGTATAGGTCTAACCAAACCCCACCAGTGCCATCCCCAGCCCTAGCTAAAGTCCAACCCTCTGGCCTATAAACACCAGTAGAGGTTGGCTGTGTAGGGTCTGGCTCAGTAGTAGCTGTACCCCTTTCAAAATCTATATTTTGCACTATCTCTGTTGGATAGTTGTAATCAAAAGTATGTTTAACCGCTTTATAAGGCCTTTGGAGGCTCAATCTGGCATCATCGTTCATAAATGCCATGTCATAGTCGGCTCCAATATCTTTGACAAGATACGGATAATAATACCCTATAACATCTCCATTAGAAGTAAACTTACAAACCTTTTTTATCGCATAATGTGCCTCATCAGTTGACCGAATAAACCAAACATTGTTTTGTTGGCTAATATCGCAGAACTCCTTTAGCAACTTTTCTAATACACTAAAGCAATTTTCTAACTCTCCTATGCTAGTCTCAAAGGTCTGTGCATTTAGGTAGAGCATATTGTAAAAGTGGTCAGTAGCTAAATCATAAGTTGCAGAGACCTCTAACAGATTCATCTCTACCCAAATCTCTAATTGTAAGCCAGTTTTCTGTAAACACCATGCAATATATTTAATGAGCTGATGAGGTCCAGTTAGACTTCTGCTTTCGCTATCTGATAAAGTCAAATCCCTTAAAAAGGCTATGCCATCACTAGCTATTAACTCTAAAACATTAGGATCAGGCTGAAAGGTCTGCCCTAAATCTGAGATAGATAACCATCCAGAATAAATTACAGCATCTTCAGCATTGACCGCTACTTGTACTAAATACTCATTGTCTCCACCATTAGAGAAAGTCATAGCATTCACTAACTTATTAGTAAATACCCTTATCCTGCAACTTTTACTTTTTATAGGTGTAAACTTATCCTCTGAGTTATCAACTGTTTGTAGAACTATTGGTGCATCTGCTAATTCTAGAGCTACAATGCCCTCAAACTCAATATAGTATGTTTCCGTAGGTCCTGCACTCCTAACAACTTGTATTCTAATATCGTAATCATCAAATGGTACAATCCATTGATAAAAGGAAGTGGGCAATGGGTCATTTATAGTAATATCCGTATATGAGTTATCACCGGCTATTGAATAGCCTATAATTAAACTTGTAGTGTCTATTGGTAAACCTATCCAACTAAGATTCATTAGTTGATCGCCATCCCCTATGCTTGGGTCAGAGTAAAAGTGGAAACCATAGGGTAAAGGGTCTGCTGGGGCTGTATCTGTAATAGTTACATAGATAGTCTGCTCATTCGGGCTATTGTCCGAATAGTTAACTTGCGTATTAACAAAACTACCTTTGTAAATCTTACCCATTTACTCTGAGTTGACTCCTTTGTGTTCTAGCGTATGCTAAAATAATATCTTGTCCTCTAAGTGTTGTACCTCCGCCACCACGACCACCCATCATAGTTGCCAAGCCTTGACCAAAGGTAGGCAGCTCATCATTAGGTACGATAGTACCAGCCACATTAGGTACAAATAACTCTGGCCCTCTTTCTCCCACTAAGTAGGTCTTATTTCCACTTACTGGTCCACCCTCAGCCCTTGCACCTCCAAAGTTCTTTAATATAGCTGAAGCGGCTATGGCTGCAATACCATAACCAATAGCAACTGATCCCGGTATCGTTACACCAGTAGCAGATAGAATCTCATCAATACCTTTCTTTGCTATACCGTAAGCTATCAATGCCTTACCGATGGCATTTAGTAAATTACTCATAACTTCGACAATACCTTTGCCAAAATCCTCACCACTTACTAAATTACCAAGACTTTCTGCTAATCCTTCTAATCCACCTTGTAAGGCATTAACAAGATTCTGTTGTAATGCAATACCGGCCTGATTTATCTCTTTACCAGCATCTTTTAAGCCTTTAACAACTGCATTAGCGGCTTCCTTTGTTTGGGGTAATGTAAAATCAATCTTGACTTTACTAAAATCAAAATAATCCCTAATCTCTTGCTCTAAAACAGCCTTTTGTGGAGTTAAATCTCCTAATGGTTTCGCTAATGCTAATTGTCTGCCTTTTAGGTCTTGTTCAATAGTTCTCCCAATATCAAATAAAATATCCCCAGTCTTTATTGGCTGTGGTATTGTTAACTTAATATCTACTGGATATTCTACAACCTGTGGCTGCTCTAAAGTAAACTTAAATGCTCCTTGCCTCCATTTATCTAAAAATGCCTTAGCTTTTGCAAACTGCTCTGCTTCTGTATCTAAAGATGTGATATTTAATCTTATATCAATAGACTCATCTGTTGCAGCAGCAATTCTACGAGCTTCAGCAATCGTATCTTTAATTACATTGTTTATGCCACCTTTATCCTCTACTAGTGGCTTTATGCCTACACTTGTGGTTACAGCTTGGGTTAGCCCTTGCTGTAATCTAGATCTTGCATCGTTTAAGTCACCTAATGTGGTCTCTTGCTTTTTTAATTCTGCATTAGTAGAGGAGATTCTATTTTGTAGATTACGATAATTTTCTGTCTCTACTTCGACCTGCCCACGAATCTCAAATCTAGGTGTTCTGGCTAACTCATTCCTTAAAGTAACTAGCTCCTTTTGTAATTGCGTTACTCTATTTTGGACTTTAGTGGCATTGGTTTCAGCCTCATTTAATTTGCTGATAAAACCACTTTGTGCTTGTTGGTTTTGCAAGGCCTTATTGTACTCATCTTGCCTTGTCTTTAATAATTCTAACCCTTTTGCTGATAATGTAATATCACCAAAATAGGCCTTGTTTAGTGCCTGTAATTGTCTTAATGCGTTTTGTCTTTCTGCATCACTAGCAGATAAGTTATTTACGACTGCAACTAAAGCATTAACCCTAGCTATTTGTGCATTAGCACTTGACCCAAATTCTACGGTTAAATTACCAACAGTTCCACTAAGAGATTTGATTACTTCTTGTAATCTCTTAAATTCCTCAGCTTGACTATCTACTGCTCCTTTATTTTTAGATAAAGAGCCAAACCATCTGTCAAACCCAATCTGAGCAAATGTAATGGCTGAGGTAACAGCCGATAATGCCAAAGCGATACCGCCTGGACCAGTTAAAGACCCAAGTAATGATTTTAATGCACTACGTGTACCACGACTACTTTTTTGTAATTGTTGAAACGATTGTAATAAAGGGTCTAGGTTGTTTGCTATGGCAATAAAACCAAAAGGAGCATCTTGTACTACTCTACCTAAATTGGACATTGCCAAGGTTGCTTGATTTGCAGATTGAGGTATTTTACCAAATCCTCTCGCTGCATTTTCAGCACCTTTGCCAGCATTGTCAGAAGCTAATCTAGTTCGGTCTAGTTCTTTTTGGATATTAGATAATGACCGTAACGCTGCTTCAACATCCGCTGCTATCCTTATTTGTAAATCAGCCATTCTGCTTTATCCTTTTTAGTGCCTCTTTCTCTCTCTTTAGCTTTAGTAGATTCCGTACTTGATCCCGGTCTAGTTCGGCCTTAGATTCGAGCTGCCAGCTATCCATGACAAACCTCGCCCCATTACCCTTACCTATCAGAGCCTCGCATATTAAGGCTGTCTGAAACCTTAGACTGATAGCATCATATTTTACCTTATCAAAATACCCCTTTCGTAAAAGTAGGTACTCCTCGACCTCCAAACCATAAAACTCCACCGGAAGCAGACCAATCTGGCCAAAGGCTTCCGACCTCATCTCATCCCAAGTTAAGGATTTGCCACTTGGGTTAGGGCTTCCCCCTGGTCTTTAGGTTTATTAGCCTCTACAAACTTATTGATTAAACTAGCGGCATCGGACTCATCCATCGCACCTACCCAGTCTTGGACTTGCTCGATAGAGATAAACTCCTTAATGCCATTGACCTTGTTATAGCAGTTTAAGCCACCATAAACGAGACCACAGATAAAATCAAATTGTTTGTCTGGCTTGCTTAGAAGCTCAGACATCAACAAAGGATCGGAAGATGTAGCCTCTCCGTAGAACTTTGAGAACCACATCTTGCCGACATCCAGTGTTACATCCTTACCTCCGATTGTGTGTGTGATTTGTTTCATGTGTTTTAGCTTGCTGGTGTTGTATCAATGTCTCCCTCGATCTCGATAGTCATTGTGAACTTAGCAGTCTGACCGCTAACATTCTGCTGACCAAGAGCTGAAATCCAACCATAACCACCATGATAGATAGTCTCGGCTGAATCTGTCAGATGCCAGTACTTTTTAGTGTTGTTGGCATACAGAGTTTGGAAATCATTGAACGAAGCCTCATCAGCATCAGGTACAGTGTCAACTACCGCATTCAGAGTGAAACGGTTGTTCTGAGGTCCTAATACTTTCAAAGTTCCACAGTTAGTCTCATCACTAACTACGTTGCGGCTGCCATCGAATGATCCCTCACTCTGACACACAGCCGACTTTCTTGCACTACTCGGCGTGTCTGAGTATTCGATAAACATCACACTGCCGGAGATTGTTGTAGCATCTGCCATTTGTTTTTATTTAATTTTGATTAAGAATATGCTCGTATCTAAGTAAAAGCCTAAATAGTTTCTCAGAGCCATCATCTTCGTAAAGCTCGGTCTCTGATTGAATCGTTATCTGTGTAATCTGGTGGTCTGGTATGGTTATGCCAAAAGAGTTAGGACTGAGTATTATCTCATCGTAGATCTCTTGGGCTATATCGTAAGCAATCTTACTGTTTCCTAAAGTAGCGAATTTTGTTAATATATCCACTACAATAACAGCAGATTGAAAAAATGCAGAGTTGTTGAGGTCTGTCTGGGTACTACCCTCTGACCTGATAAGTACATAGTTGCCATTCTGATTAAGAGGCACTGCATCCTTATAGACTGGCACAGAGATAACCCCATCGAGGGCTTTGTACCATTCTGTCTTTAGGTCGTATAGTGCAGTCTTAAATGCCACTTAGTATGCGGTTTATACGTTGTGTTAGTGATTTTTGCACAATAGGTATCTGCTTGTAAAAAAATGGCTTTGGACTGATACCATTCTTTAGAATACTCATTGTAATTGCAAAAGCAATGCTCAATCGTTGGTCTTTAGTTTGTCTGTTCTTTCTTTTAGTCTTTACATTGTATGTTACCCCTATTCCCTTGCGTTTTACCCAAGAGTAAATAGACATAAGCATCTCAATCCAATCGCCTTTTTTCTCGCCCCCTTTGAACTGAGCAGCGTACTCCTCAGTACCGGGGTAAGGCTTAAACTTTCTCTTTGTACCAAACTCAATATAAGGAGCATAAGAGGCATTAGCAGATACCATATAGCTGTATGGTGTTTCTCTTTTGTAAGATATAGACCTAAGCAAAGTACCTCTGTCTCCACCTTGACCAGCTAAGTCTCTTTTAGCTAAAGCAACAAACTCCATAGCACTAGCCTCGACTTCGGCTTGTACCTCATCTTTCATGGCTTTACTAGCCGAATTTAATCGACCAGATAATTTGTCAAATCCTATGGTTGTTACCTTAATCAAGCTCAAATATTGCTAATCCAGTTATCTCCCAGTTAAATCGTTTTTCATCAATCCTACGGACACTACCTATTGAGTAGGTCTGTCCAAAGTACTCTATTCGGTAGTCAGGTGTGATATTGTAACCCCTAAAAGGAATCCTAAAGGTCTTAGTATCTGACATCTCTGTTCTACCATCCCCTTGACTCCTAGACCCACCGCCATCCTCTACCTCAGCCCACATCTTATAGGTTGTTGCTACCGTTTCAGTAGCATCCCCATTAGAGTCAATGGTCTGGGTATATTTCAACAGCTTTATGGGCTTAAGGTTACCTATCATCCTAACCAGTTTGTAGTTTTATATCTACTTGCCAGATTCATGGCCTCGCGGCTCATGCCATCGACATTCTCATCCCCTCTATTGATATACCTGTAAGCGACCTCTTTGTACATGGCATCCTTTAAGCCTTTAGGTAAGCTAACATAACCAGCCTCGTAAAGCATGGTCATATTTTCATACTTAGGCCATTTTAGGATTCTGCCATTTAAGGACACCTCAAAGTCATCTGTACTAATACTATCCCCCTCATCATCTTTTACGTTAATGATGGTAGTAACTGGACCAAACGGAATCTCAAAGCCACCAGCCAAGTTAGTGAATTCAATCTCCCATATTTTAGGGATTAAGCTCAGGCCAGTAAACTCCTCAATCCTCTCTCTAGCAGACCGAATCAATGTTTCTATAATAGCATCATCATCGTTAAAGTCGGATGGTATGCTATCTGACTGATCGATAAACCCTTCTAGTCTGAGATAGTTTTTAACCTCCTCGACAGTTAAAGGCTCATTGATGCCAGATTCATTGGTTTGGTCATCCCAGTCGATAAGTAAGTTGTACAGCATAGAGATTTATTAAAAAAAGGGGCCAGCCGAAACCGGCCCCACCACATCAAACCACAGCACCTATTTAGAATGATCCGTAGATCATGGCATCTGTTCTCATGATGTTGATGTCTTCAAAACATTCAACACGAGCAGTTACCAAGTTGCGCTGGAAGTTGTCGCTATCTTCGTAGCTAAACTCTACACGCAATCCTTCGGTCTCAACACGCTCAAGGTAGTTAGCATCGATGATAAGGGCTTTGTCGTTAGTAACCCATGAAGCACCGATTACAGGTACACCAGCGATACGGACATTACCATTGGCATCGATTACGAAACCACCAGGAACAGAGTAGTCAGTTGGCTTAGTCTTTAACAAGTCAGCCCACTGAGCATAAGATACTAAAGCAAAAGAAGCGTCGAAGTTGGCATCCAATTGGTTGGCAATCCAGTCAACCAGTTGCTCAGCATCAACAGTAGCAGAGGTAGTAGTAGAACCAGTAGCGGCATTTGACACAGCAGTAAAGAATGTGCTGTTCTCTTTCTTGTAGAAATCACGCAGCAGCATTCTCTGGAGGGTGTTCTGTAAGAAAGGCAGTTGGAACATCATCTGCTTAGAGAAACGAGCAAAACCAGCGATATAGTCAGATACTACCTTTACCTCAGTCAGGTCGTAGTCAATCTGGCTCTTTGCATTGCCCTCAGTCTGAATACCGATTGAACCCTCAGTACCAGTCTCACGATAGGTTACATAAAGTCCGGTTGGAGATACAGCAGTAGGGATAAGGTCGCGGAAGTTAATCTTCTGAGCAGGAACGAGACCTTGACGTTGATTGTAAGTAGCAACACCATCACCTGACAGGTTGTTACCCAAAGTCATTGTGCCGACAGCTTTAAGGTCAATAGTCAGCTTGGCATTCTTGTTCTTTTGGAACTCTTTGATTTCAGCTTGCTTAGCTTCAAAAGCCTCAGCCATTTGCTCAGCAAAGGCATCACCAAAAGACTTAGTCTTGTTATCGACTTTCTTGGCAGCTTTCTCAGCGATAAGTTGGTCGAGGGCAGCTTGGTTCTTCTTAGCAGACTCATCCATAGTTACCACAGCAGCCTTTACTTCGGCTACATCATTTTTTACATCAGCGATAGCAGCCTCATTGGCGGCTTTCATCTTTTCAACAGACTCAGTAGCTGATTTTACTGCAGTCTCGATGCTTTTCAATTCTTCCATTGTTAGGAATTTAATTTAGTTAATAAGTTATTTAAGTTATGCTTCAATCCGCTTAAATCAACCTCCGGCTCCTTAGTCTCTGCAACTGCCTCAGCGGGTTGCTCCTCTTTAGGAGTGGTATCTATTGAAATAAGTGATTTAATTGCCTCGTTTATTTGTGCGACCCTGATCTCGATAAACTCGAAAGCATCATCAGAGAAGCGGCCATCTTTCAATGACTTTAAGAGCATGCTCAGCTCTTTGCTAAGTTTAGCATGGTTGTCAAGAATATCTTGACTAGTCAATGACTTGCCCACCTCTAAAGTAGGTGTGTTCATGTTAGCACCCCAAAGGACTGCCGAACCCTCAAAAAGTAAAATCTCTTTGATAAGATTGTACTCACCCTCTTGGCTTTTCTGGTTCTCTTGCTTGATAGTTCTAAAGCCTACTGAGTGCTGGTTAATATGCCCAGACTTGTAGAACTCCAGTACATCGTTGCCCCATGTAGTGTTAGGCACATCGGTTATTCCAACCAGATAGTCCTTTTCTACATACAGCTCAGAAAACTTGCCAATAGCCGATTTTAGGCTTGGGTTGTGGTCTGTCAGATGCCAAATAAGATTAGCACCCTTAGGACCTCTTTCTGTTAATGTCTTAGTGTAGGCATTGTGGTCAATGACATCATTGTCAAAGTCCTTACTGCCCATCTGGCTGATAGCTACCTTTACCTTTCTGGTAGTAGTGCTAACATCCTGCACTGAGTTGCTTACTGTCTTTTGTTCAAAGTATCTTTTCATATTCAATATTTTGGGAGGGTTGACCCTGGTTATTGTTTCATTATTCCGCAGTATTGACCGTAGTCGATCAAGCACCTCCCCTGTTTATTAGTCTGCCTCTACTATCTCTTTTAGGTACAACAATATAAGAGCATCTGCAATTTATGACCATCGCTGCTGAGCCACCCGGAGCTAGAGGATATTCTATATTCTCTCCGCTTCTAGGATCGACAAAGTTGTCATAAAAGTCAACCACCTGACCATCCATGTTAAAATGGTCTTTGGGTTGCTCTGGCTTAAAACCTCTGGTCCTTGAATCTCTAAAGGCAATCCATTCTTTGACCATTGCGTAGTCAAAAGACTCGGCTGCTGCCTTTATCCCAGTGTTGGCTGCCCGACCTACCTCCGTTCTCACAATCCTTTCGGCTTGCATGGCTGTAAACCCTGAGTCTTGTAGAATCTTTACTATCTCATCTACGGTTTGCTCTTTTATGATAGCATTCTGTAAAACGAGTAGTAAATGGTTTCTAAGTGTCTCTGAGGTCTTGACTACCGCAAACTGGAGCAAGGTCCTTTCTAGCTCATCCATGATAAACCTAGTCCACTGCTCATCTCTGCCTATCCCTTTCTGGTTAGCTTCCCTACGGATTAGCTTATACATCTGGTTGGCATGGTAGAGACCTACTTGCTTGTAGATGGCCTCTATTGGTTTATAGAGCTCATCATTCCAAAGCTGTGTCCTTAGTCTTGTCTGAGCTTGTCTGGCTCCAACTTTCTTTATTGTACCTATCAAAGAGCTGACAACCTTATCTAGTTGTCTTTTGACCTTAGGAAAGTGCGTTTTGGCAAACTTCCGATTGGTTCTCGTGAAGTTCTCCGCATACTCTTTTCTCTCTTTGTCGGTCATCCATCAATCTATTTTTTAGAGCCAATCGCTTGGCATCCATTTTAGCTTTTAATAACGCACAGCACCTCTCCCTTTTTGTTACCGGGTAGGTTGTGCTGACAATCTCATCAATCGTCATTCATCTCCTCATTTTCTACCTCATCTTCGACCTCGTTTACATCGCTGAGGTCCATGTTTGGAGTCTCGTACTCACTAAGTGGCATACCATCTTGTGGAGTAATCCAAGGCTCATCAAAGAGAGGATTGTCTATTCTTTCTAGTCCTAAGTGCATCCTTTGCTCATTAGGGCTTAATGCCTTGAGAGTTTTAATCCAGTTGGACTTTTCGACTACATCTTCTTGGAGTTCGGTAAATACCGTATGGTCAAAGTCGATATAGACATTCTGACCTTTATAACCCCAGTCGGTTTGTAGCTTTCTGTTAAAGTGATTACGGAACGAAACCAACTGAGGCATGGCACAACGAGTCGTAAGAGCCTTTTCAGCCTCTCTGACATTGTTATAGGTCGAAGTCTCAGAATCACCCACCAGTTGGCTAGGTACTCCGTAAACAGAGCTAAAACGCTTCAAATCCCATTTTTCAGAGTCTATAATGGATAGCTCTACTGGATTCAGCCCAACTGACTGCCATCCCATCTTGTAACCAGAGACACCAATGCGGCCCCAGTTCTCTGAGCCTACCCATTCTCCTTTACCTACTAGTTTACTCTTAATAGCTTCTACTTGCTTTCTTGTATCGGCTACATCTACCCCTCCACCGATAACCCTAGGATCATCGACATAAAGCACACCCTTAACGCCTTGATTTTCAAGCATGGCAGCACTAGCTTTGATAGCCGAGTTAGATCTGCTCAATCTTCTAAGGGCAGCCTTTAACGGACTCATTCCGTAAAGATGGGCTCCGTTGATATCCCAGTCATAGTTTTGGTACTTATCGTGCAAAACCTGACTTTTAGGGAATAAGGCATTGGAAAGGACCGGAATCATGTAACCCTCCTCGACAATAGGAAACATATTACTTGAAGCAATGATGTTTACCTCTTGGTAGGGTAGGTTGTGTAGTTGGTATGGTTTACCCTGATTGGCTCCCATGTCAAGCATCTGAGCCCAAACACAGCGACCACCAGTTATAAGTTTATATCCAGTTGAGTTAGCTACTAAGTCCTGAAAGGTCTCGTAGTCGTTAGGGTATCGTAAGAGTTCTGTGAGTCTGTCAACAAAGATAGGCTCTAGGGCTTTTTTCTTATACCCCATTGCCTTTTGGAAATCCTCAGTAGAGATGTCTTTCTTTCTCATCAATCCCTGATAAGACTTAAAGGCAGCCTCATCGACTACCTTGTAAGTTGACCATTCTGGTAGCTTACACTTATCTGTGATGAGAGTTATAGTGGAATAGAGGATATCGTTAACCTGATAGCCATCCCGGATATAATTGGTCCGATTGTCAGTTATACCGACAAAAGTGCCACCAGTTACCTGATAGGAAGCAAAGGGCTGACCTACCGGCATCATTGGCACTGCCTTTTTAGTTAACGCATCCCACGCATCTTTGATTCTGCCCACTTTCTTTATTTTACCAAGCCATCACCTCAAACTTAGGCTTGTTTAGTTTTGTATATATAGCATACCGCATCGCATCGCATAAGTGATCCCACATCTTGACTGGCTGCTCGTCTGGATGTACCTTGCCATCTTTGTCAACCTTCCACTTGTAGGACCTAATCTCTTTAATTAGGTTGATAGACTCAGGTGTTACTACCAATGGCTGGCTTTTGACCTTTTGGATGCCAGCATAGACATCTTTCTCGGCAGGCTTGGCATTGTACCCAGCCCTTACCAGTTCCTCGATAGTCTTAGGCTCAGCAGCATCACAGTAAATCTCATCTGACCTCCTGATGTTTAAGAGCTTTAACCTTTCTATTAAATCGGTGGTTGTTAGCTTTGTCTCATAAAGCAACTCTTTGACAAATGTCTGGCTTTCGTAAAACCCGACCTTGACTAAGGCTGTTGGCACTGAGTACCCAAAGTCCAGACCATAAACGGTCTCGCAATCCTCTGGGAACTGACCTTGCCTCCAATGGGTGTAAATAATCTCTGATGACTTACCCCTCTCTCCCAACCCAAAGACTTTCCAAAGATTCTCATCTGCATCTTTCAGACTTTCAATCTCTGCTATCTGCTCACTTGGCAAGAATGGATTGTCTTTGTAGGTCGAGTGGATTAGGATATTGCTTTCTCTATCAGAGACATCATAGACCCAGCTCATCTCATCTACTGGGTTAAAGTCCAGAAAGATGGTTTGCTTGGTTCTAAGGGCTAACTGCTGATAAATCGAATGGGGCAATAAATTAGCCTCATTGATGTATAGTATATCCCTGCCCGGTCCTCTAACCTTACCAGAGTCCTCAGCCCCAAAAAACTCAATATATGAGCCATTAGGGTAGTGATAGACATTGTCGGTCTTGTTAAAGTTGTCATCAGAGTACAGCCCGGCATCCTCTAATATCTTTAGGATGTCTCTCCTTGCCCCTCTTTTAAGATGGGGTAGAGATGGGCTTACCACTGAGATAGTAACCTTTTCCTTATGCGGTATGTAAAGAGCTAGTAATTGACTTATTGAGTAGGTTTTGCCAGATCGGGTAGAGCCTTGGTTGGCTATAACCCTGTACTGTTTAGCCTGATAGGCTTGCAAATTCCTTTCAAAGACACTGGTGTATCTTATCTCAACTTGTCTCATTGGCTGGCTTGAATACTATGTTAATGCCTCCATCAACCTTAATATCTTGCTCGCCTTTTTCTTTCTGACCAAGTCTTTGCTTACCTAACCAGATAAGCATTGCTCTGTCTTTATCTTTAATAGCTGCATCGAATTGAACCTTTCTTAAAAGGCTTTCTCCTGATGCCTGCTTTTCTTGCTTATATGCCACAAATTCTATACCTAAATCCGACTTACATCGTTGATACAGAGTGTTTTCGTGGATTCCTAACTGAGCTGCTACCTCTACCCCAGAGCAACCTGCCATAAGGTAGTCGGCTACTACATCCCAATCGATATGTGCTGGTGTGGATGACATTATTTTTTTTTCTTGGCTCTCTTTGGGAGTTTTTTGCCTTTAGAGGCTTTATTCCACTCCTCTACGTTGACTCCTTGCTTTTCTAGCTTTTTCTTATTTATGTTAAAAAAAGCTGCTTGAGCTCTACTTTTATATGGCATTATTTACCCATTTGTCCGCATTTCCATAAGACCTTTCTGCTCCAGTAGTTGGCACTTAGTTTGGTATCTGTACCTTTTATGCCACCTGATCTTAGGCAGTAGGACTTTCTGCGGGTCTTTGATTTGTGCTGGGTAAAATCTTTCATAGAGCTATCTCCGAAATGGATTATCTTCTCTTTGCCACCCTCACAAGCCTTAACCACTTTCTTTTTACCCTTTAGCCAACTTTTCATTGGCTTATTGCAGGGCATCTCGGATTTAGGTACTCTCTTTATCATACAAAAAAGCCCTTAGCCCCGAAGGACTAAAGGCTCGTTGATTTTTTACCCTTTATTCACCCCCTAATATACTAAATATTTACCACTAAAACAAATATAAGTGTAAAAACTTATTCACATCTTCAGTTGTCAAGGATTACTTGACAGTTGCCAGTTTGATAATATCCGAACTAGCTCTAACATTATACCCTGACCACCGGGAGTTTGTAAGGGATGCACCCCATCTAGGCATTTAACCTCTAGAGAGGCATCAGCTGGGCAAAATAAGTGTTTTGCCTTAGTTAGCATAGGTATATCCCATGCGGAGTCTCCTATGGCTATTTGGTAGTCAAAAGGGATGGTCTCTTTGTTTCGTATTATATGTAACTCAGCCCCAGACCTTCTGAGGTATTGTTCTGCACCGGGCCAAGAGGAAGCAGTTACTAAGTGGACCTGATACCCCATGGAAATAAGCTCTTTTATGGCTCCTATGTCCTTGTTATTAAAGGACTTAATTATATTCCCTTGATGGTCCACCCAGATTTTGCCATCTGTTAGGCAACCATCGATATCACAGCAGATTACCATGTTTATTTTTTTATTATCCAATAATACCAATCCCGGCCTAATAAATTGACTGTTGCAAACTTATGTGGAGGCCATGCAATAATGGTTTTTGACTTCTTGCCTAAAATTACCATGCAGCCATGATCATCTAATGAAATATCCCATTGATGAAAGCCTTGCCAGTTCTCATGTGTTGCCTCGTTAAAAAACCCTTGCACTATTAGATAGCCTCCCGGTCTTACAGCTTGCAATAGACATTCTAAGGCCTTTCTAGGCTCTTGGGTATGGTCTAGGGCATTTGATATGTGAACTATGTCAAATTCGTTTTTATATGTCAGTTCCTCAGCTGGGTAAGGTAGTGGGGCTACTAGTTTGTGCCTCTCAAAGTCAAAGACTAGCTTGTAAAGGTCTCCCAAAGGGTCGCATGGGGTTACATTTACTAATCCATTTAGTATTGAGCAGACTCCTGAGCCTACATCTAATACTTTCTGATTAGGCACAGATAAAATAAAGTCTGCCACTTCTTGGTTCAGCTCGGGTGTTTTTACTTTCTTTACCCAACCTTGTAAAAAGCGGTCTGTCTTTACAAATTGCTGCCAGAAAGCTAACTCATGATAAATTCCATGTAATTCTAGTGTTGTCATTTGTTATAGGTTTCGTTGTAGTATTGTTCTGCTTGGTCATTTGTCCACTGTGTATGGTCGTGCTTATCAAAAACTCGTTGCCCTTCTATGTGAGCATCTATTATCTGCTCCTTCTCAAGTTCTTTGGCTTTATCAATATGTCCAAGGTTTTCAAGTAACATATATTCATCCCATTTACAAATGTGTTTCATTCTTTGTACCAACCATTCTACTGCTGTCATATTATTTGTTTTTAATGTTAAGGGAATATTTAATTGTAACAAATGAGCCATCAATGGTAAATTCGGTTATTCCATTAGTGCTTACAAAAGTTATATTGTCATCTATATCTCTAATTTCAAGACCTTTTAATTTTGTGTCTTTTTGCCAATAATATTTATCCAAACAATGATAAACATCATTTGCTGTGTTGTAGCTAACTTCAATAACTTTAGTAAATCCATTTTCTTTGTTTGTTAAAGTAATCTTTGCCATATCTATTTGTTTTTATAGGTTTCGTTGTAATATTGTTCTGCTTCAATATCATCATTTATATTTTTCCCAAAATATAATGCTTTCAATATTTGCTCTTTCTCCATTGCTTTGGCTTGTTGTACTGCATTATATGTTGTTGCATCGTAAGTAAACATTGCTTTTGGTATTAGTTGTTCAACTAACCATTCTACTGCTGTTTGTTTCATAGTTTGTTTATTTAGGCCATAAATCTTGTTGCCAGTTTTTACCCCATTTTTGAATCATGTGCCTTTGACTAATGGGGGTCCAGTAGTTTCTAAGTTGCTTTCTTAGCTGACCGATAGGATGCTCTTTTTTGTTTCTTAGATAGGTATGCCCGATGACTTGGCTATGATGCACCCCGACTTTTCTGGGTTTGACTCGATGACACCAGTCAAGGTCCATGTAGTAGTAAGGCAGCATCTCATCTAAAGGGTTTAAGTTATAGACCTCTGCATTGACCATTGGAGCAGTCCATTCGATAAAAGGGGTCTCTTTGGGTTCGTGTCCGTTAGGCCACTGGAATCTGTGATCCGAGTTTGGCATAGCTGGATGGATGCCAGCCCAGCCTAATGTCTCGCAAGCCATTGCTAACTCATAAGGCATCTGAGGCTTAAAAGTTACATTTGAGACAAACCAATAGTAATCTGCCTCTTTGTTTTTGGTTATGATAGTATTGTAAGCCCTAGACATATTGCCTACTCCATCTCTACTGACTATCTCGTAAGGTAAGCCAGTCTCTTGTATGCATTTTAGAGTGTCTAACCACTCTGGCTCTAAGTATTCTAGAGCTACAATTACAATTCTCATTTTATTGGTGTTAGGTGGACAATTAAGTTACCATCTTTAGTTTCTATGTGTAGGATAGCCCAGTATTTGTCTGTGTAGCCGAACTTAGGAGCCTCAGAGATGGTGAAGTAATTTATAAAAGTATGCTTTCGGTAACATCTTATGTGTGTAGGATCGGCAAACTGCAAGTCTGAATTTGCTCCTGCTTCTGGAGTTTCTATGTATAAAGCACCACCCTTTTTTAGTATGCGATGGCTTTCATTCATAAAATCTAGTAAGCTATTAAGATGCTCTACTACATGAATAGCTACTATCTCATTCATTGAGTTGTCCTTAAATGGCCAAGGTGTGATGTTTAGGTCATGTACTACATCTACGTTGTCAAACTTGCGACAATCTAAGAAAATGTCATTCTCTCTTTTAGGCCAGTTAGGACCGCATCCAACTATAAGCTGCATAAGATTTGATTAATTTTATCCATCCAATAATCCCAAGTATAGGTCTCTGTGTGCTTGCGTATGTTATCGCTTTTCTCTTTTAGGTCATTAGGGTTATTTATAGCAAACATTGTCGCATCAAACAACTTGTCATAAGAGTAGCCAGTTTTATAACTATTAGTCTCGTTTAAGTCATCGTCTCCCTCAATAATACCTCTTATTGTTACTGTACCTTTTGTGCCAGCTTCTAAGGGTGCAGTTGACCTAGCATCGTATTTTGTGGCTTTAATCATTATTGTAGCTTCCTCATATAGCCTATTCATTGTATCTAGGCTAGGCTTAACTACATATTCTGTGTAGATATTGTCTTTAGCTTGGTGCAAACCAAAACCTTTTATTGTCCATCCTTTCTCTCTTAGGTTTTTGGCCACTTGCACTGCTATCTTTTCTGTGTCTTTAGCCATGTTAGTAGGCTCTGGCGATTCTAGTAAAGCTATCTTGCCCTCTTTCGTTTTATGGCTTATGGGAAAGTCATTAAGATTAACTCCGTTACCCACATAGTTTATTGGTCCTTTTCTTTTATAGGTATTTTGTAGCATCCTAATATTCCACTGGCTTATAGATATTAAAGGATACTTAGTAGTGTATAAAGTAAAGCAGCTATCAAAGAATGACTTGTTAGTTAAGTTAAATAGATGCTCTAGCATTTGCAAAAAAACTATTTTCTTGACTGGCTTGTCTTTTGCTAATAAGTTTGCTCCATGCGGGCTCGTTACAATCAATAGGTCTGAGGTAGCTAGTAAAGAGGTTGTATTTACAATCTTGCAAGTAATGGTCATCCAGTCGCATCTCACTGGACCGGCTTGGTTGTATAGTATAACCTTATGCCCATAAGCACCTAATCTATTTGCCCATTCGTTTATAACTCTTATACCTCCATGCCTAGAGTTTATGTTTGGGCTTTGTATAAAGATTCTCATTTTTCGTAGATTGACTTATCTGGATATAGTTTGTGCATTAAGACCTTAAAATCGTTATTGACTGTATAAGCTCCAATAGAGAAAAAAGTCTTACCTACTAACTTACCTTGCCATGTGCTTAGATTGTACTGATTGCTTAGCTTAAAGTCTGCCATGTACTCAAAGCCACCTTCCATGTTTCTAGTGTAGGCTGATTTTATGACATACTCTTGTTTCC